GGTATAAGTTGGACTCAAATAAATAAAGATACTTATAAAAGTTTTACAGGTACAGTTGCAGTAACTGCAAGTTCAGCAGCAGTTGTTGGAACTGGAACATCTTTTACAACTGAATTAGCTGTAGATGATAGAGTAAAAATTAATAGTATTAAATATAGAGTTTTATCTATTACAGATAATACAAATTTAACATTAGATATTGAGGTAGTATCTACTGCTAGTAGTCAATCTATTTATAGAAGTGGAATGATAGCTAGTGAATTATCAGGTGCTACAGCAATTGTAAGAACTAATCAAACTAATAATCAGTTTGCTAAATATGAATCAAAAGGTGCTTATGGAACCTTATATATTGTTGATGATGTTAATAAAGTAGCTGAATTTCAAATTACTAAATCAGGTGCTGTATATAGTTATTATTTTGAAGAATTAGATAGGTCAGCTCCAGTTAATCCTTCAAGAGCTACTATTTTTTCAGAACGATTAGTTGTAGCTGGACAATCAGTATCAACAAGTACTGTTGCTTATAGTAGCCGCTTAAAACCTTATGATTTTGAAGCTACTGGTTCAGGAGCAATTGATGTTGGAGATATTATTGTAGGCATTAAAGTTTTTAGAAATACTCTTATTATATTTTGTAAAAATAGTATATTTGAGTTGACAAGTCTTGATTCTGACCCTATACTTAAGTCTATAACCAAAAATATAGGTTGTATAGATGGAAATACAATTCAGGAAATTGGTGGAGATTTAATATTTTTAGCACCTGATGGATTAAGAACAGTTGCTGGAACAGCTAGAATTGCTGACGTTGAAATCGGTTCTGTTAGTAGAAAAATCTTACCTTTAATAAATGACCTTTTAGATAATATTGCTGATTATACTCTTTCAAGTATGGTTATTAGAGAAAGAAGTCAATACAGATTATTTTACTTTCAATCAGGTCAAGCAGATGCAAGTCAAAAAGGAATTATAGGAACATTTAAATTTGATGAACAGGGAATCCCTGCTTTTGAATGGAGTAATACAAAAGGTTTAGTCGTTAAGACTTGTACTTCAGATTTAAATACTTCTAATGAAGAAGTGAAATTTAGTGCAGATGAAAGTGGATATGTTTATTTGCATGATAGTGGAAATAATTTTAATGGTGAAAATATTAGTGGAGTATTTCAAACACCAGATATGGATTATGGCGATAATGGTTTAAGAAAAAGTCTTTATGCTGTTAAAGCAAATATTAAACCAGAAGGAGTACAAGACGATTTAAAATTAAGAATTAGATATGATTTTGAATCTTCAGATGTTCCCCAACCTGGTGTATTTAGTGTTGGTACTTTAGCTGCTACATCTTTATATGGAGGTGCTGCATATGGAACAGGAACTTATGGTGCAGTAACTTTACCAAGTAAAAGAATGTTAGTAATAGGAAGTGGTTTTTCAAATAGTTTTAGATTTTATAGTAATGATACGAATGCTGCATATGCAGTTAATGGATTATTTGTATCATTTATAGCAGGAGGAAGAAGATAATATGGCAGGTTATGTACGACAAAGTTCAGCCGAAATAGCTGATGCTCTTACAATTGAAGCTGTTGATTTAAATAATGAATTTAATGATTTAGTAGCAGCTTTTAGTAATACTTCAGGACATAAACATGATGGCACAGCAGCCGAAGGTCCTGTTATTTCTGTCCTTGGAGATTCAGGTGTTGCTACACCATTAAATAAAATTTTAGTTGATACTGCAAATAAACATATAGAATTTTATACAGATGTAAGTTCTGCAGCAGTACAACAAGTAAGAATTCAAGATGGAGCAATCGTTCCAATTTTAACTAATGATATAGATTTAGGTACAGCTTCTTTAGAATTTAAAGATATACATATTGATGGAACTGCAAATATTGATACTTTAGTTATTGGTTCTTCAACTGGTGTTACATCTGTTGATACAGATTTAACTTCTGCTTCATCAAGTGATGATACTTTAGCTTCTGCTAAAGCAATTAAAACTTATGTAGATTCAGTACCTGTCGGAGACCTTACTGCTATTGTAGCAGGAAGTGGTTTAACTGGAACATCTTTATCAGGACCAATACCAACTCTAAATGTAATTGGTGGAACTGGTATAACTGCTAACGCAGACGATATAGCAATTGATGCTACAGTTACAACATTAACTGGTACTCAAATATTAACAAATAAAACTTTAACTGCTCCAGTTATAGCAACAATTTCAAATACTGGAACAATAACTTTACCTACTTCAACAGATACATTAGTTGGTAAAGCTACTACAGATACTTTAACAAATAAAACTTTAACAACTCCAGTTATTTCTAGTATTTCAAATACTGGAACAATAACTTTACCTACTTCAACAGATACATTAGTTGGTAAAGCTACTACAGATACTCTTACAAATAAAACATTAACAAGTCCAGTTCTTAATACAACAATTAGTGGAACAGCTTTTAAAGATGAAGATACTATGTCATCTGATTCAGCAACTGCTGTAGCTTCACAACAATCTATTAAAGCTTATATTGATGCTAAACCTATTGGAGATATTACTTCAGTTGTTGCAGGAACAGGTTTAACAGGTGGAGGAACAACAGGTGATGTTACTTTAAATGTTATTGGCGGAACAGGTATTACTGCAAATGCAGATGATATTGCAATTGATAGTAGTGTTGTTACATTAACTGGTACTCAAGCTTTATCAGCTAAAACATTAACTAGCCCAGTTTTAAATGGAACACTTAGTGGTACAGCATTTTTAGATGATGATACTTTAGGAGATGATTCTGCTATAGCAGTTGCATCTCAACAATCTATTAAAGCTTATGTAGATTCACAATCCCATTCTGTTACTCCAAGTAGTACAACTACATTTACAAATAAATCAATTGATTCTGATAATAATACTATTACAAATATAGTTAATGCAGATATTAAAGCTGCAGCAGGTATTGATGCAACAAAGATTGCAGATGGTTCAGTAAGTGATGCAGAGTTTCAAAGATTAGATGGACTAACTTCAGATATTCAAACACAATTAGATTTAAAAGCAACTTTAGCTTCTCCAGATTTTACTGGAAATCCTACAGCTCCTACACAATCAGCAAGTGATAACTCAACTAAACTTGCAACAACAGCTTATGTTGATGGTCAAGTTGCAACAGAAAATGAATTATCAGAATTAAATGATGTAACTATTGCAGGTATTGCAGATGCTAATTATTTAATATATGATAATGCTGCATCTGTTTGGAAAAATAAAGCGATAAGTGGTGCTTTTACTTCTGATAATTTAGGAGTAACAACTTTATCTGCTTTAATAGATGCTACAAAAATAGCAGATGGAACTGTTACAAGTACAGAATTCCAGTATATTAATACTTTGAGTTCTAATGCACAGACTCAAATAGATACGAAAGCTACAGCAGGTTTTGCTGTGGCTATGGCAATTGCCTTATAGTCTAGTTGACAATATGGCAAAAAAATGGTATAATTAGGATAATAAATGGCTCAAAATTTTCAAAGAACATTAAAAAGAAATATCACTCTCTCTGGTTCTCCTACAGAACTAAGAGCAGCTACTACAACAAATGATGCAATTATAGGTGTTAGATGTACTAATACTTCTGGTGCATCTGTTGACGTTTCTGTCTATGTAAAAAATACTTCAACAAACTATTTTATTATTAAAGCAGCTCCCATCCCTACAGGTGGAAGTTTGGAATTAATTGATGGTGGTTCAAAAGTTGTATTACAAACTGGAGATTCAGTTGAAGCTTATGCTTCAGCAGCTACTTCAGTTGATATTATTTTAAGTGTTGTTGATTCAATTAGTACATAATATTAAGGATAATATAAATGGCATATGTTGGTGCAACTCCTGCACGAAAAGCTTTAACTTCAAGTGATATTTCTGATGGTATAATTACTGCTGGAAAAATTGCTACTGATGCAGTTGAAACTGTAAAGGTTAAAGATTTAAATGTTTCTACAGCAAAGTTAGCTGCAGATGCAGTTACAAATGCTAAAACAGAATTTACACCTGGATTAGAAATTAAAGGTGATGGTGCAAGTGCTGCTGGTAAATTAACTTTAAATTGTGAACAAAATACTCATGCAGTTCATATTGAAAGTCCTGCTCATTCAGCAGGAGCTGGATATACTTTAACACTCCCTACAGGAGTTGGAACTGATGGACAAGTTTTATCAACAGATGGAACATCATCAAATCAATTATCTTGGATAGATGCAGTAGAAGCAAAACCTACTGTAACTGCAGTAAGTGCAATTATTCCTCCAAGTATAGCAACAAGTGTTACAATTACAGGAACAAATTTTGCAAGTGATTCTACTCATGTACCAATTGTAGAAGCAGTAAGTGCAACAAATGCATATACAAGAGCTTCAGTAGTTTCTTGGGCAAGTGCAACCTCTATCTCGGCAACCTTCAATTTACCCCTTGGAGATTACCGAGTTAGAGTTGAGAATCCAGATGGTAATGCTGGAATGTCAACTAACGCAATTTTACAAGCTAGTACAGCTCCTACATGGACAACTGCAGCAGGTTCTTTAGGAACTTTTGCAGCAGAAGCTGCTATATCAGAAACTGTTGTAGCTAGTTCAGATAGTGCAATTACTTATGCAAAAACATCAGGAAGTTTTCCTGGTGGTGTTACATTAGCAACTGCAACAGGAATTATAAGTGGAACAGAAACTGGAAGTTCATCAACAACTACTTATACTTTTGATATAACTCCAACAGATGCAGAAGCTCAAGTTGGAGCAGCAAGAGAATTTACAATGACAATTTCTCATGGGTCAACAGGAGGAGCACAATTTAATTAGGAGATAATTATGGC